CCCGACTCGGTGAACCTCTTGAACATTCCGGTCCCGGCCTCCTCTAGGAGCTTCCGGAACTCCGCTTGCAAGGCCCCGATCCCGGCGACCGCGCCTCTATGCTCTCCCCCGATCACGTTCGCTGGTACGAGGTCCCGCATCCTGTTTCCGAGCGCGTCGGACGCGGCCTTCCAACCGAGAGCAAGAATAATCTCCAGTTGCTTATTCATGGAGACGATGCTCTTAATCGACTCCTCTACGGCCTCGTCCACTTCCTCGGCCTTCTCGGCGATCAGTTGAAACACCGGGACGACTACCATCGCGCCGACTTGTGCCATTTGCTCGACCCGCTTTTGCCATCCCTCGAAGCCGACCCGAGAATCCCGGACCTTCGTGTCGATGTCGACGAACGCCTCGGACATATCGGCGAGCGCGGTCACGATCTCCGACGACCCGGCGATCGCCGCAGCGGCGAGTCCCTGGAGCGCCTCGGTCGTCCGGAGGATCGGCCCGATAAAGGCGGTCGAGCCGAGTCCCTGTTGCGCCCGCTGGAAATCGCCGAGCGCGTCGGTCGCCCGCTCGATCATTAGGAGCCGCCTCTCCCCGGCCGCTTCCCATCCCGCCCGAAGGTCCGCGAGCTCCTTTTCGGAGAGAGCGACGGAATCGACGGCGAGGGCGTATTGAGACGAGGCCTCCCGCGCTTTGAGCATCGCCTCGACCTGAGCTTCCCCTTCGAGGAGGTGGTCCCGGATCGCCTTATTCATTTCCTCTTGACTGGCGGTCCCTTTATCGGTCGCCACGGTGAGAGTGTCGATCCCGATAGCAGCTTTTCCCGCCGCCTCGGCGAGACCTGGAGCGAGCGCGGCGGTCGTATCGTCGATTCCGTCCTTCATCTTGACGATCGCCACGGTGACAGCCGCCGCTCCCGCTATGAGGAGAGCGATCCCCACCGGCCCCGCGAGGAGGGCCATAACGCCCGCCAGGAGGCCGCCCGAGGCCGCCGAGACCGCCATCGCCGCGCCGATCGCCGTGATTAACCCAATCACCGGGCCGATCACAAACCCGATCGCCGTTATCGCGAGCCCCAATCCCCCGATAATCACGGCTCCGATCGCTATAAACTTGACAAGTGTTTGATGCTCCTCAGCGAAGTTCGCGATCGCCGTCACGACGGGGATCAGAGCGTCCGCAATACTCTGGATCGCGGGGAGGAGAGTTGTCCCGACGACTAGAGACACGTCCTTAAATCGCGCTCGCATGACGGCGAATTTCTGCGACGCCGTTTCTGACATGAGATCGAAGGCGTCGGTCGTCGACCCTGTGGACGCTTCAATATCGAGGAGGATTTCCTCAAAGCCCTTCATATTGTTTCCGGTTAACTGGAGCGCCGGAGTAAACGCCTCCACCGACCCGATAGCCTTCGCGAACGCCTCGACGTCGCCGTCTGTGGCCGTCCTGACTGCATCGAGCGCCCCCACGAGGCCGAGCGCGTCGAGCGCCGCCTGGCCGGTTTCGAAGCCCAGGCCGCGAAGAAGGTTGGACATTTCCGATGTCGGCTTTTGCATCGAAAGCATTAACTGGCGAAGGCCGGTCATCGCTATCTTGGTCGGGGTGCCAGCCAGGGTGACAGTGGCCACGGCTGCGGCCAGTTCTTCAATACGGACCCCGGCAGCGGCGGCGACCGGTGCAGCTTGGAAGAATGAACTTGACAATTCATTCATCGTAGTTATCCCATTTGCTACCGTTCGGAACAGGATATCCGATACCCGCTCCGTCTCGGAGGCCGGGAATTTGAAGGCGTTAATGATATTCGTGAGCCCGGCGACCGACGTCGTGAGGTCCACAACGCCGCCGACCGAGTTTCGCGCCGCTACTTCGAGGAAGCCGATCACCTCGGCGGGTTTTTGCCCGGCCGAGATCGCTTGGTATAGCGCCTTTGTAGAGTCGATAGCGTCGATCCCGAAGGTCCTGGAGAGCTCCCGAACCTGATCGGAGAGGCCGTCGATCTGATCCCCGGAGAGGTTGACCAGGGTATTGACCTCCGCCATCCCCTTCTCGAAGTCCGCCGCACCCTTCGCCGCGAACGCAAACGCCGCCGTCGCCGCGACGCCTATTACCGCCATAGACTTACCGACCTTGTCGAGAGTCGGCCCGGTTTTGTCCTTCGCCTCTAGGAGGATTTCGAGGGTCGATCGACCGGCCATCTATCCCTCCTCTCCGAGCTCGGTCGCGAGCGGGACGTCCGGCCGCTGATCGGCGAACGTGGTCGCCTCGTCTCGACGGTTCGCGAGGAGGTTCTTCCCTTTTCGCTGGAGCTCCTCCCACTCGCGGACCTCGTCGATCGCGGCGGCGACGATCATCGCGTCCCCCACCAGTAGCGACGGGAGGTCCTGGAGCTCGCTATACGACCCGGCGAGAGGGACGCCGAGCACCCGGAGGAGGGTGACCTCGTGGAGCTCGGCGGGGAGCTCGGTCCTTTTCGACTTGTCTCTCGCATAATCGACGGTTGCCTTAATTAGTCTTTTTTTTCCGACTCGGTCCGACCCGAGAGCTCGGCGATCCTTCGCCCGACCAGGAGCCCCGTCGGCCTGTCGAGGTCCGCGATCACTTCCGCGAGCTCGGCCTCTGAGGAGAGCTTCACCCCGTCGGCCTCGACATACTCGACGAGCCCCCGCTGGAGGACGACCCCGAGATCGAGCCCGGCCAGGAGCTCGTCCTCCGTCTTGTTCGTCTTCTCCCGCGCCGCCGCGATCGCCTCGGGTGAGGAATCGACATCCCTAATCGCGGCGAGGGCCTCGACCGGGAGCTTCGCGACCATCGCGAGACTCGACGCGCTATCGGCCTCCTCGGCCTCCTGGTACTCGCTCCACGAGAGCGGTTTCACCACGGCCTCGGTTCCGTCTTCGAGCGCGATCCGCTCCGTACTTCGTGACGTTCTCAAATTCTCCTCCTGAGATTTTTACCCGGCATGATAAGGCGGTGGGGGCCGAGTACTTCGACCCCCACCGCCTCCCTAAATTTAGGCTTCGGTAACGGCTCCGGTCGGCTGGAGCGTTGCGGTAAACCGCGTCGAGCCCCCGCGAGCGGGAAGCCTCGCGTAAGTCTGGATAATAGCCTCGACGATCGTCGTCTTCGAGTTTCCCCAGGTGATTTTTAGCGACCGGGTGTTCCCGATCGCGTTTAGGATCACATGGGGGCCAATCGAAGCGGTGTCGTCATACCAGCCCTCTAACGTCACCGGCTGGACCCTCGCAACGCCGACGGCCCCGTGGGTCTCGTCCGCGTCTCCGAAGACCGTATCCTCCTCGGTTAACGCTTCTTTGGTGATGCCGTTGAACGTGTCAATATACGCCGAGAGGTTGACGAGCGACCCGCTCGAATTGTCAACGTCGATTCTAATTTCATCCGGTCCATGTTTGCCCGCCATCGTGACCTCCTATCGGTCCCTGTGATTAGCGCCGCGCAAATGCGACTAGCATCGTTATCGACTGCGAAGACCCCGAGCCGGTGAGCGTTATAAACGCCCTGAGATAGCGGTCCACCGTGCCAGTGACAGCGGCCGATATCTCGGCCGACGGGGCGGTCGCCGTCGCCGTGAAGGCGACGAGGTCCGCCCATGTTGAATCGTTCGCGGAATCTTGAATCTTGATATCAATCGAGGTATAGCCGCCAAGCGTGAGAGCCGTTACCTGAAGGATTCCGATCCCGCCGTTCGACGAGCTCCCGGCATTGTCGAGCGAACCGTCCGAGCTCGCTCCCGCTCCGGTTTGGGCGGCGAGCGCCTGGATTATCTTTCCCTCGTCGATCGGGCCGGAAGGGAGGAACGCCGCCTCGACCTTCGTTAACTCGCCCCGGCCCGGAAGCGTTGCGACGTTCGCCTGTCGGGCAGAGAGGAGGGACATATCCCGCCCGGCTGTATTCCCGGATTCGAGGGCCGCAACCACCCTCAGAGCACCGAGCCTCGCGGCCGGGATGAGCTCGTCCTCCGTCTTGTTCGCGGTGTCGTCGTAAAAAGCTCGTTGAGTAAGGTCCCCGCCGTCAACGCCGACGACCGCGTGGGTCTCGTCGGTATCGCCGAGGCCGGTATCCTCCTCGGTTAGGGCTCGCTTATTGATCGAGAATTCGAGGGTCTCGCTCCCGACGTCGTAGCCGTCGACGAGGAGGAAGGCTTCGTCCGGTCCGCGCTTTGCCATTAGGAACTCCTCCGGGCGACGACCTTCTCGCACCGTTTAGGCGTGGCGGATAACCACGAGTCGGCTACGTCCTTCGGTACGTCGAGGACATCGCCCGCCTCGAAACGCTTACCTTTAAATTCGCCGCCCATCATTACTTTGACTTTCATCTTGTGCTCCTTATGCCGCCGCTCGGTCGATAACGGCGTCGATAAAGCCGGACACCGCGTAATAATCCTTACCATTGAACGAGAGGGTCCCGAGCGTCGGCGATGCGCCCCTGATCTCGCCCGCGATGATCGCTCCGCCGAGGCGCTGATCCGCGACCCACGCCTCGACGATCCCGTCCCATATCTCGGCGAGGACTTCGAGGGTCTGATCGGTCCGGGCGTCATAAGCGAAAATCTGGAATTGAAGCTCATAACGGTGAACCGCTTGCGAGAGCGCCTGATCCTGATCGGGGAAGCTCCAAAAGATCAGACCGAAGACATCGCCCGCCGTGAGATCGTTCGGGCTCGGCATGTACTTGAAAACGCGGTTGTCGAGGTCGAACGTCGCCGAGTTAACCGTCACCGCGACCGTCTGGAGCATCGTCTGGAGGCCGGTAATAACCGCCGAGATTTTCTGAGCCACTAGGAGAGCCCTCCCGGTCGCGAGAACCGCCGCTCGATCTCGACGGCGGCGGTCCTGAGCTCGCGTGGCATCCGGTTTTCGCCCCACTCGCGGGCGGCCTTCATATAGAACCGTCCTTTAAGGCCCCGGCGTCCAATGGCCCGAGCCATTACAAAAGCCGCCCTCGGGTCGATCCTGTGCCGCCTGAGCCATCCGAGGAGAGCTCTCGGCGGTGGCATCGGGCGACCAGCCCGCCGTCCGTACTCCTGGACTTTGAAGTATTCCAGTTGACGGGGCGGGTGAACCTTCGCCTCCAGAGGCCTAATGTCCGCTCTGATGTCCCGCATGAGCGCCCGCGTGTCCTTCGGAGCGCCCTCCTTCGCGACCCTCTCGACCCCGAGGGCGAGGCGGGAGATCGCGAGGCCGATAGCGGGCTCGTAGAGCTTCGGCCCGAGCTTCGATTTAAGCTCGGCGAGGTCCCGAGGGTCGATCGTAATTGTGAGGGTCGGCGTCGGCATTAGAACAGGTTTGACACCGGGTCGCGATAAGCCCTAATAAGCCGCTGAATAATCGCCTGAGCCTCGCCAGAGGTCTCGACGGTCGCCCCGATCTCGGAAATCTGAGATGTCGCTCGGGGGGTCTCTATTCGGTAGATAGCCGCGAGCTCGATCGTCGCGAGTTTGATCGCGGCCGGGAGAGCGGGCCATCCCCATAAACCATCGACCTCAACCCGCAGCTTTTGCGGCCACGTTGCATACGTCCCCCACGACGCGAGCCGGACCTCGGTGTAGGGCCGGGCCTCGGGGCCGAGGAGGGCGTCCGCCGGGAGGAGCTCGTAGTCGGTAGCGGCGAGAGCGGTCTCGTCGTTAAACAGGCCGTCGCCGTCGGTGTCGATCTTGATCGTCGTTGGCGCGGCCGAGAGCGGCGCGATCGAGAGGGTCCGTTCGTCCTCGGAGAGCTCGACCGGGTAGAAGGTCCGTTTAACATCGGCGGCGTCAACATTAAAGCCGGTCGAGGTCCGTCCGGTCCGCCGCTCAATTAAGCGGGACATCGCCTTTAAAGCAATGAGGATTTCGGTATCGTCGCCGGTCAAGCTCCCGCGTTTATGGGCTCGATACTCGGCCGCCGTTGCGTATGCGTCGCCAATAGCCACCGGGGTTCCTCCTCCGCATAGGCGTTAAGGAGAGCGTCCAGGAGCGGCGCGACTAGGTTATGGGGGGCCTAGTCGGTCGCCGCCTCCTCGCTCTCGTCTCCGGAGGCGTCATCGGCCTCCCCGGTGCTCTCCTCGGAGCTCTCGTCATCGTTAGAGGATTCGCTTTCCTCCAGGAGGTTAAGAGCTCCGAGGAGGTCCTCCTTCGTGGCCCGCGAAAGTTTCGCCGGAGTCCCGAAATTCGACTCGGTAAGGCCCCGGCGCTCGATCTCGTCGCGGAGGGCCGAGTTCGTCCCCTCGCGGAGCTCGTCGTCGGTCGGCCCGTCGCCCTTGTCCTCGCTCCCGCGATCCTCTTTATTCTCGGCGTCGGCCCCTCGGTCGTTCTTGACGTCGTCATCCTGGAGAGCGTCGTCGACGTTCCCCTGGTCGTCTCGGGTCGAGACCGGCGTCATGCCGCCGTCGCTCCCCAAGCGAAACCGCCGAGAGGCGTTCGGTTCTCCCTCGCCGAATACCTCGACGACCGAGCCGGGGATCGGCTTCCCTTTCGCATACGCCAACTGAGCCCCGGCGATCGCCCGGCCTTCGGCGTCGGTATTCGAGTCGGAGAGGCTCCCGTCGGGGAGTCTATAAATTCGGTACGGTGCAAAGCTCGCCATGTTCTCCTCCTCGATTCGCTCCCCGGAGCTAGGCCCGAGGAGTATCTTTCCGCCGCGTTGTCCGGCGCCGTGCTTCGTTAGAACGCTCACGGGATCGGGAGCTCGATCATATCGACGTCGTAGACGAGGGCGGTTGTTACCGTCCCGCCGAGAGACGCCCGGACGCGGATCGCATCGCCCCAATGGCCCGAGATGAGGGTTCTCGCGGCGAGGCTCTCCTGAGCCGGGGCGAGGTCTCGATTCGCGAGCGAGCCGTCAACGTCCTGCGAGCTCGGGAGCGGGATGTCGACATAACGCCGAGTCCCGGCCGTATGCGAGTCCGTTAATTGAGTGAAGGCGAAGAAGTCATCCCAATCGGCCTCGGTCCCGGCGGCATAGTCCTCGACGATCGGCCGCTGGAGATAAAGGTTACAGGTCGGCGACGATCCTACGAGCGCCGTCGTTACCTCGACCGTTACCCGCATTGCTCGAATCGTCGAGACTTTTTTCCCGTCGACATCCTCGACCGTTCCTCCGGTTGTCTTCCCCGAGGTCCCGGTCGCCGCCGCTGATATAACTGTCGCTTTTGCCGTCACGAGCTCGTCCCCCTATTAGGCGAAGGTAATCGCGCCGGAGGTGGCGATGGACCCGTCCGGGAGGACGAGGTTTAGATACATCGTCGGCGTGCCGGTGTCGGTGATGGTGACGTCGATATCGCCGTCAACCTCGCATACGACAAGGCCCGCTTGATTGGTAAGGGTCTCGATCAGGAGCCCATCGGTTCCGATCGCAATCCCGCCGGACGGAGCCGAGGCAAGCGCCTGAGAGGTCGCGTCGCTGGAGAGATACCAGGGGAGAGCAATCTTCTCGCCGAGGTCGGCGTTCTTGAGCCCGCGAAGCTGAACAACGACGTTGATAGCGTTAGTAGACTCGGCCCCGACGGTGAACGTGGCCGATGAAACCTTCGCTCGCTGTTTAAGGTCTGATCCTGCTGGCATGAGTTACGGCCCTCCTATCGGGCGGATTGACCGGGGCCGGGGGCGGCCGGTTAAGGCTTAACCCGGCCCCGTCTTAGGGTCGCTCGACTAGAGACCGGTTACTTCGGTGAAGGCCGCCGGGCGGTAGACCACGAAGGCCGCCCGCATGTCCATTCGGACCCGCTGGATACCGTCCAGGAACTCGGACGCGTGAGCGTTCGAGACCTCGACGTTCACCCCGCGCCGGTTGAACAGCGCGGAGAAGGTCCGGAAGTCCCCGACGAGCGCCTGGGTCGCGGTCTCGGCGGTCGTCTGCACGACCGGGAGACCCCATATCCGGGCGGGTCCGGCGTCGGAGGGCGGGCCGAAGATATAAATCCCGTCCGCCGTCTGGAGGAGGCGTATCTCCTGCCAGTCGTTCGGGTGAATGATCACCGTGTCCGGGTCGGCGAAGCCCGTTACCCGGCAAACCGTGATCCCCTTGTGGATCGCGTCCGGGTCGGAGTCCGTACCCTTCGCCTGAGCACCGATCCCCGAGCGGTCGTGGACGCCGGAAATGTTCGGCGCGGTGCCGTTGCCGACTAGGACCTGGAGGTCGAGCCTCTGAGCGATCATAAAGCGGAGCCGCTGGTCGATGATCGAGCGCATCTGAGCGACGTCCTCCAGGACCTCATCGGTCGCCGGGAGAGAGACGCCGATCTTTCGGACCTCGCTCGACTGCTCGGTAAACACGAGCGCGGCCTCGGCGATCGCGGCGTTCTCCGCTGCCTCGGCGGCGTTGTTGGTGAAGGTCGTCTCCTCCATAAAGAGGACGGTCGACTGGCCCGTTGGGAAGGCGGGGATTACATCGACGACCTGGGGCGCGGGCCTCTGAGCGTCGAAGATGGTCCGGCCGATCCGGGTATCCTCGGGAGCCCACCCGGCGGCCGTCGTGAAGTCCGTTTTCACGAGGTCCATCGGGTCGATGTCGATTTTGAAAGTCCGGTGTTTTGACTCGCCGAGGAAGCGACCGTCGTCCGAGTACGCCTTCTCCATGAAACCGTCCCGAACCGCTTTCAGCGCGGCGGGCGTGCTCATGGAGCCGTCTTTCGCCTCGCCGGGCTCGGTGGACTTGTGGACGATCGTCCCGACCGCCGCTCCGGCCTTCTCGCGCTCGTCGGCGTTCTGGCGCTTAATCCGCTCGATCTCGAGGAGCCCCT